GCGCGAGTACGGCGAGTAGTGCAAGCGTAATGGTGCGTCTCACGATACGTCCTCCGTTAGTCTGTGGTGTAAGTGACAAAAACAATACCCGTACTTGTTAAGGAAGGATCAATAACTGTCGCAGTAATTGCGAGACTGGTATCGAACGGATGGTAAAATGGCAAAGTCGTGGCTAACTGCATCGCGGTGGTAGCAACATCTGGCTTGCTTGCTATGTAAGTGTTATTTATAACGTTTGAGCCATCTATGGCAACAGTCAGCGCGATGGCAACAGCCTCTGCTGCATCTGTTGGTTGAAAAACAACAGTTATACCAGTCAACACACCCTTGTCGGTAATATCTACTACTGAAGCTGGACTACCCGCTACATGACACACCTTACGCACAAACCCTGGCGTTGCGCTCCGTGCGGCATTCGCCACAACCGTGGCAAGCTCGGTCGTCAGTTCGGCCTTGCTCTTCTTGGTCTGTTCCCTGTCAAGCTGACTCATTGTATTCCCGTCCCTTCATGTATGTCGTGCGTATCATTGCACCTCATGTAGCACTACGCCTGATCGGTGATCTTGATGCCATACGCCCATGCATGGATGACATTCGCAACGCTCGCATACGCGCATACCGCGTCGTTCGTATCGTTGAGCCAGATTCCCAAGTCTTCCTTGCCGAGCAACAGGCTTTCCTTTGCGGCAAGGGACACCTCATAGAACACGTCCGTTGCAGCGGGAGTGCCGGGTGAACCTGCGTTGTCATCCACGATACACAGGTCAACCGTTACTGCCGCGCCGTGCGAGTTGTACAACACGATATAGTCAACGCACGAGTCAAACCCGGTCGGATTGGTCGCGATGGACTCGGCATTCGCCACGGTGGTCTGCGAAAGCCTGACCTTGCCCAGTCTCTGTCCTTTGATTGCCATGCTTGTATCTCCTTGTCAGACGAACGCGCCCATGCGGAATGCGATGATGGCCTGTTCGAGAGTTGTTATAACTGCGGCAGTGCTCTGTGAGAAGTAGTTACCCATGCGAAGCGCGATAATCTGACTATCGTCAACCGAGCTTGCGTCAATATACCGGGAGTCCGTGCCATCGTGGTTATGCCCGGTAAGCGTATCAAGCAACCCATTCACCTTAGACACGATCTCCGCGAACGTAGCGTCCAGTTCGGCGGCACTGTTGGCCGTGTCGTTCTCGAAGTCGTGAATCAGGTCTGTGTCAATTGCCAGTGTGGACTTTGCCATGCGTCATACCCTCTCGTCGTAGCGTACTCGTAGCTTACTCGTAGCGTACCGGTGACATACCTTCCGGACAATGTACCATCCCGGCTATCCGGTCTGTCGTCCGATCTTGCCAAGCTGATACCAGAGTTCGGCCCCGCCATAGCTTATACCGTCCTGTGTGGCCGTCCCATCATTGATGATGCGGAACTGGATATACCGGAATGGGTCAACGAACCCGATAGGTTGCGGTGTGTACGGTTCGTCCTGCCAGACCGTGTTGCCCCATAGTTGATCGAGCGCGTCATCAGAACCGTCAGAGTAATACGGGACAAGACCGGTCAATTCGACGTACCGGTTCGTATCCGGGTGGACATATGCCCCGTCTATGACCCACTGGACACGGGTTGAGCCGTTCGTGCGCTGAAACATCGTGGGGGTGAATTGCCGTGCCACTTTATTCATTGTCATACCATACGGGGCCAGTGGGCCGGTAACAATCTCCGTGGTAACGTCAACATCGGTAGCAACGCCATCGACGGGTCGCTGATCTTTGTAGCGGTATGTCTCCTCTTGTACCCTGACGTATCCATCCTCATCACCAGACCAGACGCGCAGCTTTTCATCGTCCATCTGTACAAGACCAAGCGTGTATGGGCGATAGGCGGTTCCGTCAGACCAGCCCGACCACACGTCCTGCCATACCGATTGGACCGGTGCTCCAGCATATGCGGAGCGGTTCCCGGACAGGGCGAGCGAATAGGTAAGAGCCGTGTCCCTGTAGTCATGACTACCCGTCTGGATAGACCAGACAAGCTCCTGATACTCGGGAGAGTAGACCGATGTCACGTCTCCCGCAGCGCGGTTTTCCATGTACTTAGGGCGCACGTTATCGCCTATGGTATACACGGTAAGTCCGTTTTCGATTGTATCCCGAAGTACGGCACGGTAAATATTCGTCCTGTCAGCAAAATACACCGTCGCTCCGACTGTCTGGATAGACCAGTGAGAGGTAGTGCCATACCGGTCACTCACCTGAATCTGCTGTGATGTTGAACTGGACGGGTCTGCCTCGGTAATTATGGATATTCCTGTCTCTTGGAATATGGCAAGGAAGTCATAGATGCGGGCAAGCCCTGACACCTTGTCCCCGCGCTGTCCTTTCACCCCCCAATAGGACGGGGTAGAATCGAGTCCCGGCCACCAGTTCGTACCGTTCAGTGATTCGCTGACAAATATCTTATACGGGTCGGAGTCGCAACCCGCAGCAACAAGGCGGTCGTCGTACTCGACAATGTACCGTGGCGCAGACACCCACGGGTATGCATCTTCGCCGGTAGCAACATCTGAAACTACTTCTCCATTGTACTTGATGAAATCAGTCCCATTGGCCATAAACGCGAACGGTGCGGCAGCCCCATCTTGGAATGTAGCCCATGTCGGACGGTCGCTCGATTTCAGATCGGTCAGTTTGTTAAATGTCGTGCCATCATACCGGTAAAGCGCCCTGCCTGCCGTAACAAGAACCATCGTGTCGGTGTTAGGACCATAGGGCCGGTGGTAGTCATAGATAGACGTAACCGGCCCGGCAAGTGGGGATAGCGGGTTGAGTAACCGGTTTCCCAAGCGGGTACGCGCATGACCGTCTCCGTCCAAGTGGCAGTTCCGTAATACACGGCACTGGTTCTGCCCGATGGCGAACACGTCATTCGTGTAATTTACCCCGCCGGACGGGGCATTGAATACAACTCTGCGCAGACCCTTTGGCAACGTGACCTCCTACTTGTGGCGAGAGCGCGAACGCTTGGGCGACGATGGTGCTGAACCATCGCCATGCGAGTCAGTGGTACTACCAACCGCACCAGACATAATCAGCTTCTTTAACTCGGCAATTTCACGTTCCAGTTCTGCCATCTTGTTGCTCTTAGGAGCTTCCTTATACACGCGCTTACCAAGCACCAATTCAACACGCGGATCGCTCGGAAGCGGGTTATAACACGTTGTGTTGTCTGGACTCCATGACTGGCCGGGAATCGTTCCCGCTGCGGCACGAGCTTTCGAGCCAGTGGCGATGCGCCGGTCGGCTTTCATGGTTATGTCCTCTTCGTATGTCGAGGTCATCCCTACCTGAATATCGCCAGTCGGCGTAATCTGCGTACCGATAGAGTCCTGATTGCCACTCAGGGCCACCGCCGCGAGTATTTCATCTAACTGAGAGTTTCCCGATGCCATACTTCCTCCGTGGTTGTGGAGTACATACCCGTTCCTGCGAGTGTATCATCGCGGGACTTTGCGTATGTACTCCGGTGTCTGACTCTGTGGGCGTGCGATGCTTCGCCGCCCAGTCGCCAGTTCGTCATCTATCATTCTGCGAATAGGAGAGTCGTCGTCGTCGTTCGACACCTTGATGTAGCGTGCCGCAAGATCGGCTATGATCGGGTGCATCCGGTCAGGGAGTGGACTAATAAGCGATACGACCGATGTACTTGTCGGGGCCACCGTCCATGCCGGACTGACCGTTGCCGTGCGTGTCGCGCCAGTATAGTCCGTGATGCGGCGAGTCTGACCGGCACAGTAAACGCGCATCCCGTTGTACCAGTCGTCCTCAGCCACGATCTCCCCGACTGTTGCGGTAGCAGGGAACGTCACGGTTGATGTCGTCCCGCCCGTGGCAGTACAATAAAACAGTCCGGTCGGTCGGCGGGTATACCAGACACGCATGGTCACGCCAGACGGTCGGTTCGGAAACTCGATATACTCGTCACGTATCATCCACGGTTCTGATGTACATATCAGGTCACTGTCAGAGTATACAATGTGGTTATACCATGTGTCGGGAGATGTCGAGATGTGTGAGTCCGGGGCGGTCACGTCTTCCACGAGACGGATAGACTCGTAATTGAATTTCGTATAGTCGGATATGCGATACTCGGACAGCCCGGTAAGCGGAAGGTCGAAGTACCAGACAAGGAGTTCTGGACGTACCTCAAGCAGGATGTCGGTGAGCCTGTCCTGCGCCCGGTCAATCTTGGATGCGAGAACTTCCTTATCGAGGCCCGGAGCGGACGGGTTGAGTCCGGTCGCAAAAGCCACGTTCTTGATGATCTGCTGTAGCGTATGGGTCATTGTTATTCTCCGGCCCTGAACCCGGCAATGTGCGGGCGTCGCTTGGCAGTGTATGAATTGCCAGTTATCCGATTGAGTGCTTCAAACGCGGGCCATATCTGGCGACCCATGTAACAGTTCTCTTCATACTCATTCTGCTCGCGTCGAGCATCCGAGCGTTCGTCCTCGTAAATCTGGTCGCCTATGTTCTGCACGATATTCCGATTGAACCAGAGAAGCCACCGTAGATGGTCATAGGCGCGTCCGTCGATTGGACGGAATGAGTGGTCGTCGTTCTCCGAGCGCATAATCAGGTATGGTGCACGGCCAACCGGTGAGTACCATATCTCAAGGAGATTGCGCTGCTCGTTCCACCGCGTTGACAGATGGGCGTCGATCTCGTGCAGTCGTCGTTCTGATTCCGGTGGATTTGTATACCTGATACCCATGTGCTCCTCGTGGTGTTTATTGGAGGGGGCCGGTTAAGACCCCCGCCACTGGACTACATTCACCGTCAACGTCAGGCAATGCTCAATAAACCTCGACGTTTTCCCATACCGGCAGAAGCGTCGCGTAGTACTTCGCGCTTGCCCCACTGGACCGAATGTCCACGATGTCGGTACGATACTGTCCACACACCGCCGTGGTAGCATTCGATGACGCGGTGTTGTCATATAGAACAACCAGTTCGCCCGTATCGTTCGCATCACAGCGCACCGTCTGGATGGACAACTCCGCGAAGATGTCGTCCACTGACGCAAGCGTAACAACACCACCAGAACCGATAGCGGCCCATGCAATCGTGAACCGCTTCAATGTGCCGTAATCACCGGCGTGCGCATCGTCCTCATAGGCGATAACGCCACTGTCATCACTGAACAGCGCCGGGCAGGTAGTAAGGACTGTCCCGGCAACGGTCGCATCCGCACCCTCATTCAGGGTTGTGCCGCTCGTACCGATGTCGAACGCAAAGATATGCAGGTCGCCCGTGTCAATCCATGACATGATCCCGCGATTCTCACTGGCCTTGCGAATAAAGATTGACGAGGCCGCAGCAGACGTATGAGCCTCAGGGGTCCCGGCCACACACACCGCACCATCACTGACCGTACACACTGCCGTGGTAGCGTAATTCGTGGAAACAACCTGATAACCAACCACTACACGACCAGAAGCGATAGCGTCCATACAGATGCCCGTAGATGCGGTCGCAACCACTTCAACAGGGGTTCCAGCATCGTCAATAACCGCAGCCGCAAACGGAGCCGCGACGATGTAGTGCTTCGTGTCACCCGCAAGTTGGTATGTCGCCGCAATCACCGTCGAACTGGCAACCGCAACGCCCGTACCGGCAGTCTTGGTAATAGCCGCACTCACAAGCAACTTCTCGTCACCGAACGTGATTGTCGTGCCAGACACCGTGCCGATTATCGCACCAAGATAGTCGTCCCCGCCATCGTCAATGTAGGATATGACGAATGTCGTGGAGGTGATCTTCTTCGCGTCGATGTCGGTGGTAGCCGCATTATTGAATACAACCGGGGTTCCAGCGGAAAGAGTCGTGCCGGTCTTGGTAATGACCGTTGCCTTGCCCTTGTTCGAGTCTCCAACGTCATTGTACACCGCAACCCACACATTCGTGGACAGATTGACGATGCGGCTGTACGTGGCCTGTCCAGCGTCAACAACTACCGCACTTGACGGACAATTGATACCAGTCCGTCCCGTCCCGATGTTCCCGCCCTCGATATACACACCCTCGCCATTCAGGATTGCGTCAACGTAGGTGCATCCCGCCCACTCCTTCGGGAGAACCTTTTTGATTGCCGCCGGATCGTTTGCCGTAACGGAAGTCGTGCCGGATACCCGGCGCGTCCGCATTTTACTGAAAGGGATACCGCCCATTGATTATCTCCTTGCGCTCGCCTGTCACGCCCACCCACCCTGCGAGCATGTTGTGTTGTACCTGTATGTTATTTTGGGGGCCGTCCGGGTACGAACGACCCCTGTTGACCTACGTCCAGTGCGCATCCTTTTTATTGGTTGATGCGACTTAGTGGAGGTAGGAGTTCGTTGCTGTCACGCATTTACATTCACGACTACTGCTTGTTCGCCGTCACAGCGATGTCAACCAGCTTTCCGCACTTCTGGCGGTTGCTGATGGCGAGATTGACATACCACGCCCACGTCGCCTGAAACGCATCTTTACTGGTGATCTGCGTGATGTTCCCGCCAGTTCCCTCAATCCACCCGGCAGAACCAGCCTGATGCATCGCGATAGCAGACGGGTCAACAAAGTACATCTCATCGACCATGTACGGGTCTTTGTAAATCTGCGTGGCGTTCCACTCAAGGACTTTCCACCCAGTGTCGAGCGTTTTGGCATTGACGATCTGATTCTCGGACCGCGCCATTTCGCCATAGGAGAGCCACACCGCAGGGGAAGTGAGAATGAATCCGATATTGCCGCCACCGTAGGACTCGATGTCGTCCATCAGCACCTGCATGCGGTTGTTGGTCAGAGCTTCCGCAGTACCGTGGGTCGAGCCGTATCCGACATGCGAGTTCCATTCCCAGTACGCCGATGCGTCAATTCCCTGAACGGTCGTCGCCACGGTGTGATCGTCAATGAGGAGCCTCAGGCCGCTCATCTCGTTGCCCTTACTTCCGGCAACATACATATAGTCACCGTCAACAACACTGGCAATGTCAGCGGCGTTAGACACAGTGATCGTTCCGCTCGTGGACGGGAACGCGCCACGGGTGAACGACGAGATGGTTACACCACCGGAATCGCGCAGAGCGCCCGCCGAAGAGTAGAAGTCAACCTTCATATTTCCGGACACGAACCGCGTACCATTGACATCGCTGTTGTTGTACCCTGACAACCCATAGGCATTGTCCAGCGTCACAACAGCCGCATTCGGAGCGCCGTCAACCTGTGCGAGAATAGCGTTGCCATCACCACAAATCTGACGATTAAGCTGCTGACGGTATGCGCGGTTGGCAATAGAAATCTTCCGGCCCCAAATGGACGCAAAGGCGAACTTGTCGCTGGAAGTAACCGCTTTCGCCTGACCGGTAACAGCAATCGAGAAGTAGTGGCTCTTGATCGCTACAGCCGCGTTGAGCCACTGCCCCTGCATCGCATCGGGAAGGTCGCCGTTTTCAGCAACCGAACCAGTAGAACCCATCGAATTCAACTCGATAGGAATAATGAACGTGCTACCACCATAAGGAACCGTGGCCGCTTTCTGCTCGATCAGATCAAGAGTAGCAGACTGCTTGCGGGTCGCCTCGATAATAGCGGGTGCGTAATCCTCTTTAAGGATGTTGTCGATAGAGGTTACGGTTTCTTGGGTATGAGACTGAGCCATTTACTGCCTCCAATGTACAGCGCAACGCACAATCAATTCGTACTACAGTTTTGCGGCGGTTCGCCTGATAAGCTCATCCAGATTGTTTATCAGACTTGGAACTTTGGCGGGGGGGGCAGATGCCGCTCCTCCACCACCAGCGCTCGGCAATGCGGACGTAGGTTCTGCCGTTTTACCGGCGCTTGCCGTTTCAATGCCTTTCTTTACCGCTGCAACTTTCTTGCTTGTATGATCGTGCGACATGCGCAAAAAGTTTTCGATTTCTTCCGTAGATGCGGGATGTCCGTGTTCCTGATGGTATGCCTGCATACGAACTTTCACCGCGCTGGTGTCAGCGTCAGGATACTTGACAACCATTTTCTCCATTGCCGCCAGAGCCTTCTCAACCTTGATTACCTCAAGCTCACGGTGATCGCGAGCCTGTTGTGCGCGTAGCTCTGACAATGCGTTCTCGGAAAATGGGTCTGCCTTTACAGCCGCAGACTGAGTGGACTGCGCCTGTGGTGATGCGGTGGGCTGACCGGCAACACGAGGCTGTCCGTTTCCAGTCCATCCACGACCGCCACCAACAAGCGGTTCATACATATCCCAATCGGCGGGGTCGTGTTGTGCATACCACTGCGTGTCTGCTCTGAGATTCGCGGCGCTTGTGGCCCGCTCCTCTTCGAGTTTACGGTTGTATCCTGACTTGATGCTGTGCTCCATTTCGGCAAGTTTCGCCGGAGCGTCAGCTATCGGCACGTCTTCGTTGTTGATTCGTATGGTCTGGACTTGCGATTGGTCGCCAGTATTGGCGGCGTCGGTGGTGTCCTGATCTGCCATTGTGTTGCTCCTTTGTGATTTGCAACGTCCCGTGAATGGATTGTCGCTACCGGACTATGCTTGCTGTGAAGACTGGCCCTTACCCTGTTGCTGGCCCTGTCCCTGCCCGGAAGTTCCGCGAGTCCCTTCATTGGATTGGCTGCCATTGTTCGCAGGCGCGAATGCCTGCATTGCCATTGCTATGTACTGCCCGTGAAGTGCTACATGCTGTTGGAATGCCGCCACGACACGAGCCGCAGCCATGTCCTTCGGCTGCTGATTCGGGTCTGCCGGGTCTGGCATTGCATCTTCGTATAATTGCATAAACTCAGGGCCATTCATCCAGTCCTGATGTACGTCCATGTCAATGCGGTGGTTCTGCCATTCTGTAACCGGTGGATTCTCCCCGCGCATAAGCCGGTCGTTTTCGTTGTACGCACGGTCGGTATGAACACGCAAGTCGGTGAACGCAGAGTCTGGCAGGGCAAATTCAATGAGCCGCTGATACTTTACCGGGTCCGGACGCCCGTACTGGTCTGTGATCCCGCCCATCTGATACATCTGCATGATGTTGTTCAGTGTAGACGCCTTAGACCGCATGAGCTTATTTGCCATGCGCACTGACACTCGCGGGTTCTGACTGAGCATATCACCCTTAAATGTCATCACTGATGTGCGCTTGTCCTGACCGACATATGATACCGTGCGTTCAGTGGACAACTTCTCTGCCGCGATAAGCAGGACCTTCTCTGCCTCACGTTGGAATGCGGCCTGCATGAGTTCGTCAATGACCGATAGCGGCATTAGGTCTTGCTCTTGCAGGTTCTGTGCATGCACATCGGACCGAACACCAGAAACTGACCCGCCAAGACTTGCCCCGTGGAAGTTCTGCACGTCACGCATTGCCGCCTTGAGCCTATCAACATAATTCTCGACGTATGTCGGGAGCGGAGCAAGCGCCATCTGTGCAGGGGCATACGGGTGGTTGTAGCGCACAATGTCGTTCATGTCGGTAATGTCGGACACCCCGGACTGGTTCGGAACGAGCGTCTTGATATGCGCCATGTCGTCTATGTTCTCCGCCAAGATCGACTGGCAGAGGTTGACGGCCTTCTGAATTGGAATCTGACGCTCGATGGGGGAGCGGGCAAATGCCTCACCCGGTTCCTTGCGCCAGTGAAAGTGCGTGATCGGATAGGTCGTCAGATGCTTGAATGGCCATGACTTGTATGCACGCGCCGCCTTGTTCGACTTACTGTTTATGTCCTGCTTGAACTTTAATAGCACACCCCCGGCAGTAACCGCAACAATGCCATCGCGGTTCTGCACACAGGGCTTCTGTAGGTAGATCGTCTCATTCGCATACTCTGTCGTGCCACCATTGTCGTACCGGTCGTGCGTTCCGCGAATCACATTTAGCCCGAAATCGTCCTGTGAGTCAATCGACTCTGCCTTAACATCGCCCCCGTTCGCGTAGTTCGCACGCAGGTAGTCGAGAGTGCGCTTGCGCCGGATAATAACCCACGGTTCATCTTCGAGTGAATCGCACGACATTGGAAACAGCACCGATTGCGGATCAAGCACGGTGCGCGTCACATCACCGAGAACACGGACCTCGAACAGAAATTCGCCATCGTCACCCATGAGTTGTTCGCCCGTTTCCGGGTCGGTCTGCGGGAGAGCCGTGGTCTTGGTTCCATCCTCAAGATAGTTCAGGTACGAGAACGCATTGCCGAATTCAACAACGTTCGTTGACTGCATGATGTACTGGTTGGTAAACGACCACTCCTTGCTGCCCCGATAATACGCCAGTAGTCCAGTCGCAACACGAGCGGAGCGCACCGAGTCGGGGTCCATATTCGCCGGGACGCCCTCGAACTCAGGCATGGCCGTTACCATGTTTGCTACGGTATGCTCAACCCACGGACCGATCATGTCATCCATGACCTGCTTGCGCTTGCCGGGGGCCTGCAACTGGATAAGCCGGTCGTCGTTTCTATGCAACACAGAGAACTGTTGGCCACGAGCAAACGCAGAATTGATAAGCCACTGGCGGCGCTGATCGCGGGTCGTGCGGATAAACCACGAAACCTTAGCCTCGATATTGGATACTATATCGGAATCACTCTCCGATCCATCCAATACGCTCTTGCTTTGGTATGCTTCGGCCATGTTGTCCCTTATATGTTGCTCATACAGTGCGCGTTGTATGCGTGTATCCCGGATGTCTACGATACGATATTATCCGTTGTGCCAAGCCGCTCAATTTCTTCGTCGCCTACCGTACCATTCGCAATTGCCGATAGGTACATCCTGTCAAGCTCATTCTGCTCATGGCGCAGGTCCATATCGCCGTCAGTATGGTTGCCGCGTGGGTCGTTCGCATAGCTCATAGCGGAGTACGCCAACCCGTCCTTTGTGGCCATGATGTACTCAAGTTGCCGTACTGCCATGCGCTTATATGAAAGCATCGAGACTACGCCAATGGCAAAACATATCACGCCATACACACAAAGAATTAGCGCAATATAGACAATCTCAATCATCACTATATCCCCATGACAGAGTAGTTGTTTCCATACACTGAGTCATACGCATCATTGTTCTGCTGTGCCATTCGGCGCATCATGTCCTGCATTACGGCACTTTCATGATGTTCTGGCAATTGGAAATTAGCGTACCACAACGGCAGTGCAGAACACAGGTAACGGTGAGTGTCAGTCGGATGGTCGTTCTGGTTCTTCGCCGGTTCCTCGTTCTTGCCGTAACTGTATGACTTGTGCGTTTCAATGAACCACTTACAGCGCGGGTTAACCCTGACAAGGCCGCGCCGGAACATCCATGCGCATCTCTGAATGCCTGATGCCACATCATTGTTGCCTGCACAGAGTGGCATATTGAATCCACGATTTGACGCATGGCGCATGTACGCCTCCATGATCGTCTCGGGGTTCTCCCCGTTGCGCTTCTGCATCGACGGGTCACACCGCCATACGAGCGGGACAACCCGGTCATTGTCGTACATACCCATGCTAATTTCCGGAATCGACATTTCGCTATACCACTGTGGGTACGCGAGCATTGACGCCGTGCGGTGCGCCATGAGCTTTCGATCTATCGCAGCAACAGTCTCCTCGATGGTCGATGATGGCAGGAAAAGCTCATCATAGACGTGCATGATGGGGTTGTCGCCCGCCCGCTCTTCCAGTGCGGCAAACTCGACATAGGTCACATTGAACGCATTCGATGCCCCCGGAGCACCAGTTCCACCGTGGTCTATACCGACATAGACCGACCATTCAGGGCGCGGCACATGATTCTCTGGATTCACAAGCGCATCCGAGAAGTCGTCGTATATCTGTCCCTCGAACACATCCCACGAACCGTTCACGGACCTCTCAAAATCACGCTTTGACTTATCCTGCTTCTGGCGCTCAATATATCCTGCGGGAAGGTTCTGTGCGTTCTCGTATGTCGAACTGCTTATGAGCCGGAAATTTGGGTTGTGTAACTTGCGGATGGATGGTTCCGGCGAGCGCAGGTATTCGTCGTTCTTGACGAACTTATCGTGAATCCAACAACGCTTAGGGTTGCACGCGCCGAATACGGTCTGGTAGTTAAGCGATACTGGCGGGTTGACTGGGAACTTCCGGCCATGTGAGTCATACCGGAACTTGTTCAGCGTGGTGAGCCTGATGCGCTCATACGCCACTGCCTTAAATACATCCCACGGAATCTGCTCCATCTGGTCAAAGAAACACCACCCGATATTGAAGGACTGCAAGTGCTCCATGTCCTCAAAGTGTGTGAACTGAATGATGGATTCATTGACGAGCGCGATCAGCCCGTCCTTCTTGTATACACGACGAATCCACTGAGACGGAATCCATCGGAGCAATTCGGGAAGAGTGGTCTTCTCGAAGTCTGAGAGTTTGAAGCGTCCCATGAGTCCGACATTGCCTGACAGGTCGCCAAAGTACGGGGAGTCAATGGAGAGCATGATGGAACGCCATACACCAGCGGTGGTCTTTCCAGAACCAAACCCACCAGAAAGGCACACAAACGGGTCACGCGCTCTCACAAACTCTACCTGAGTAGGGTTTAACTTGGGTAACTTGATGCGCGTGTCGTCACTGTAGAGTTTCTGTGCCACTGCGTGCTTCTCCGTGTTGCACTGCATAACATCCACATCTACAACTCAAGCAATTCACGGTCAGCGTCCGGAAGGTTCTCTGGGGCCTTTGTGTATGTCTCGTCCACGATGGCAAGATGCGGGGTCATAATCTGGTGTTCAACAGTTTCCTTTGGCTTCATGCCCCCGTAATTCAGGATGTCGCACGCCGCCTTGCGTTTTGTCTCAAGATTGGTCGCGCCAGACATGACAGACGTTAGCGTGTCAGCCGCTGTGGTAAGCTGAGCCTGAATCTTGGCACGAGTGCTCGCCTCGACCTGAACTGTCTGAATTGAGTAGGCCGTGGCAAGGTAGTTCACATACTGCTTAAAATCAGCGTTTGAGTTGAGGAGGTTGTAGATCGTTGATGCGGCATACCCGGTCTTTTCCGCAACCTTCGGAACCGTGTCTCCCGTGGCAAGTAGGGCTGCTACAGCCTTATGCTGCGGCTTGAGCGACCGGAACTGCAAGAGCGACTGTTCAACCGCATCGCTTGACAGGCCGGAGCGCGAGTCAACACATGACTCATTCATCGAATCAGTCCCGGTTATGTCCTGTTCATCACCCAAACAGTCATGGCCCGCCATATCGCACCCTCAGTAATTCATCTTGTGAATCTAAGCATATGTGAATACTGCACCATACATATAAATTGCATAATTTGTCGGGCCATGTCAAGAGAAAACTACTGACTTCAACTGAATTTTCTAAACAGCATCCAATCCGAAACCCAATCGCCTCTCGGCGTGTCTATCCTGTTTTTTTAAGCTCTTATATAAATAATAAAAAAAACATACGGGCGCTCCATCTTGAGTGTTAAATTCTGACACTCACCAGTGTTAAATTCTGACACTGAACAGAATTGCAGCTTATAGAATCTAACACTCACATCACGTAATGCTATGCTATATAACTAATTACTAATGGCGTACCTGAACATTATGCACCATAATACGTGACGAGCAAAAAACAAGGTATACCTTTAAACTATGATATGGGGGTACTAAAACAGGGTATGTCCTGCCGTACCGGTCGAGGAGGTTCCCGGTAGTGGATTGGCAAAACATACCCTGCAAGTGTCGTACTGTGTAAGGTGGCGTTGAGTGTGTTGGGTAAGTGCTACTCTCCCAGTAAAAGCGTGACGATGTGATTTACCGCC